TCCCACCGCGGCGATAACATCAAAGCGGTGGGTAAATATTTAATAGGGAGATTGAGATGATTGAAAAGTTAATCGGAAAATACAAAACTGAATTATCAGACCTCGAATTAAGAGGGTACCAACTAAACGAAAAGATGCATAAAAAGATGAGAATGAATCTTTCATGGAAGAATTTATCAATCGAAATGACAGAGATTAGAATCAAGTACGAAACGCTTGTAGATGTAGTTAATGATTTAGAATCCGCTGAATAACTTTAATGGGAATTAAATGAAAGCCGAAGATCTCACAAAATTCAGGGAAAAGCACTTCCCTGAAGAGAAAGTCTTATATGGAAGAATAACACCCGAAAGGATATCGCAAGAGAAAATGGGTAAAGTATTCGGGGTAAAATACAACACTTTAAGAAGATATGAAGGTGAAAACCCGAGTAAAATTCCAATGGTGTTGCAGAAGTCCATACAATTTTTTGAAGAGAAGGAAGTTTTAAAGAAACGTTTGGAGTGATTAGTTGACATTACAATAAAAGCCTACTATTATTTAGGTATCTAACTAAGGGATTTGTTGCGATTTCCCTCCCAGATTGGTTTTCCCCGCAAAGGATTAAGGGGTGGTGCTCTATCATCACCCCGCCAATACACCTAATAGAGTAGGTACCATGTCAAAACAAAAAGAAGTTCCATACGACCAATTAAACCGTTTTATCTTTCATAAAGATTGTAACCTAAGCTGGAAAGCTAAATGGCTGTACTGTGTTTTGCACGAGTTAGAACATAGATATACTGGTTCAAAATGCGACTTTTTCTACAGAACACAAAAAGATCTTTCGTCCGATTCCGGTATGACAATCAAAATGAATATTAAATGCAGAAAAGAGTTAGTTGAAAAGGGTTATCTCCAAACTTGGGCGATGCATTGGATTGATAAAAATACTAAAAAAATGAGTGAGAAACACACGACCGCATTTAGGTTAATTGATAAGCAGAGTGCATAATTGACATTCTGCTATGTGTCAAAATGACATTCCGGGCAGAGTGCCGAATTGACATACAATATAAGAATTAACCTACTATATATAAGAAGTAATAGGAAATAAGAGTTAATAAATAATATACCGCAAAGGTTTTTGCGGGTAATTTTATTTGGAAAATATTATGGAAACAAACGATATTGACTTAGACTTGGATATATTCTCAAACACCAAACACTATGAAAAGTGCAAAAAGGAACAAGCAGAAAGGAACAAGAAATATTATTTAAAAAATAAGGAAGATTTACAGAAAAAACAAACAATATACAAAAATAAAATGAGAAAAACAGACGTAAAGTTCAATGTGTCTAGTAAAATGGCTAACAGGTTGAGAAATATACTTAAAAAAGACGGTATAAAAAAGACGTGCAAAACTTTCGGCATTTTAGGGTATCCAAAACAACATTTAATAAAAAGATTAAGAAAAAGCCTGACAGAATTAAACAGGATATCAGAGGCAAAATACACCTGGCGGCATTTTTTAAACGCGGAACTCCACATCGACCACATTTTACCAATATCCAAATTCAATTACAAAAGCACAGACGACGAAGCGTTTAAATTATGTTGGTCGTTAGAAAATTTGCAATTATTACCAGCAAAGGAAAATTTAGAAAAGCGCGACAAATGCGAAAACTTCGAAGAAAAATATCAAGAATTAAAATTGAAAGTCTCAGGATTTTAAATAATAACCACTAAAACACTTTAGTGATCACTTAAGGAAATTATGAAAAAATTAACTTACGACCAAGTTTATGAAAAGATGACAAAAAAGTATTTACTTGGCGACCTTAAATATCAAAAATGGCCCGGAAAAGATGCGGATATAATGAAAGCGGTCGAGTCTATCGTTGATTCGATTAATGACAGGATATCCGACTGGGAAAATGAAACAATAGTAAAAAATAATAATACGCCGTTTAAGGTCGCACTCAACACACCGTTTGATATATAAAATAACCGCTATAGATAGCCACTAACAAGGATTTTAAATGATTAAACTATATAATGGGGATAGATGAAGACAAATGCTGAGTACAAAAGAGACCAGCGGAAGCGCGATAAAAAAGCAGGTAAAAAAAGAATTGAGTTTTTGATTGATCCTGTAAATGAGCTAAAAATAAAAGACTATGTTAATAAAATAGAAAATAAAAAGGTTGACAATTATCTGACCGGTCAGATAATTTAAACACAGATTGATAGCAGTTAACCTTAAAATAACATAAAATGCAAAATAAAGAAATATTTAATCTTATCGAAAAGGAATTGGTTAGTGCAACTAAAAAATGGCCTAATTATTATTCTGACGTCATCCATGCAACCGCTTTAATAAATGAAGAATCGGGAGAATCAATTCAGGCAGCATTGGATTTAACGTATGATAATGGAAGTATTGACGATTTAAAATCTGAGGTGATTCAAACGGCTGCAATGTGTTTTCGACTTTTAAATAATATTGATAATTTAAAAACACCTAAACAATTAATGTAATGGATTATAGCGATTTTTTAATGTCAAAAATGAGCATAGGCGAAAACATAGGGTTTAATCCTGTTTTTATGCCTGATTGTTTATTTGAGTTTCAAGCCTATTTGACAGAATGGGCAATCAGAAAAGGCCGGTCTGCGATTTTAGCGGATTGTGGTCTTGGCAAAACTTTGATGGAATTAGTTTGGGCTGAAAATGTAGCCAGAAAAACGAACGGTAAAACTTTAATTCTCACTGTAATGGCTGTTACCCACCAGTTTGAAACTGAAAGCGAAAAGTTTGGAATTGATGCAACTAGATCAATGGACGGGAAACCAAACGGGAATATCACAGTAACAAACTATGAAAAGCTTCATATGTTTAACTCGGATGACTATGTTGGTGTTGTGTGTGATGAATCCAGTATTTTAAAGAATTTTGACGGATCTCGTAAAAAAGAGATTACGGAATTTATGCGTAAAATGAAGTATAGGCTATTGGCAAGCGCAACACCGGCTCCAAATGATTTTACCGAACTTGGAACTAGCTCTGAATGCCTTGGGTACATGGGATATATCGACATGCTTAACAAATATTTTAAAAATACACTTAACAACTCAGCTCGAGGTAGAATGCAAGGTGAGGTTATTAAGTGGAAATTGAAAGGTCATGCTGAGGAACCTTTTTGGGATTGGGTATCGGGATGGGCTATTGCTGTCAGAAAACCAAGTGATATTGGATTTGATGACAACGGTTTTATCCTTCCGGAGTTGACAACCTTAGAATATGTTGTCGATCACAAAGTAAAACAGGAAGATCATTTATTCGCATTGCCTGCCATTGGATTACAGGAACAAAGAAAAGAAAGAAGAATAACAATCAATGATAGGTGTGAAAAAGTGGCAGACATCATAAACAAAAGAACAGACTCTTCAATTGCTTGGTGCCATATGAATGACGAAGGCGACTTATTGGAAAAAACAATTGATAATTGTGTCCAAATAAGTGGCAAAGACTCAGATACTAAAAAAGAAGAAAAGTTTTTAAAATTCATTAATGGGGAAGCCAAGGTTTTAATAACTAAACCAAAAATAGGAGCATGGGGTTTAAATTTTCAACATTGCAATCATATGACTTTCTTCCCCTCTCATTCATTCGAACAGTACTATCAAGCTGTAAGGAGATGTTGGAGGTTTGGCCAAGAAAAACCGGTTCATGTGGATGTTGTAACCTCAGAAGGTGAAAAAGGAGTTTTAAATAATCTTCGGAGAAAAGAACAGGATGCAATTAATATGTTTAAATCATTAACCGGAAAAGTTTTAGCATCATCAAAATCAAAGAAACTGACCACTTTTGAAAATAAAATTGAACTACCAACCTGGATGTAATATGGCTATAAAAAACCAAGTAGTAAATGATAAATATGCACTGTACCATGGCGATTGTATCGAAGTCATGGGAGATATGAAAAATGAATCTATTCACTTATCAGTGTATTCTCCCCCGTTCGGGGGCATGTACAAATACAGTAGCAGTGAAAGAGATTTATCAAACAGTGATAACTATGAATCGTTTTTAGAACATTATGAATATGTTGTTAAAGAAATATCGAGGATAACAGTTAAAGGCCGGATGACTTGCGTTCACTGCATGGATGTTCCACGAAGCAACTCAGGGACAGACAGTTATATTGATTTTCCAGGTGACATAATCAGAATGCATGAAAGAAACGGATTTAAGTATTGCGGACGTCATGCGATTTGGAAAGAACCGTTAGCCGTAAGGTTAAGGACAATGCAAAAGAACTTGGCTCATGCATCATTGGTTTCTGATTCAATGGATTGTGGTGTTGCGTCGGCTGATTATCTTTTGAATTTCAGAAAAGACGGAACAAACCAAGTTCCGGTTGAACATCCCGTTGGAATGATGAGTTACGCAGGTGAAAGAGAAATACCGCCAGATCTTTTGAAATATCGCGGGTACACTGGAAAACAAACAGAAAACTTATTCAGCCATTGGATTTGGCGACAATACGCTGATTGCATGTGGGATGATATCAGGATAAGCAGGGTGCTACCATATAAGCAAAGCCGTGACATTGACGATGAAAAACATGTTCATCCTTTACAGCTTGATGTGATAGAAAGAATTGTCCAGTTAAGAACAAATCCAGGTGAAACGGTATGGACCCCGTTTGCCGGAGTAGGCAGTGAAATTTATATTCCAGTTTTACTTGGAAGAAAAGGAATAGGGGCTGAATTAAAAGAAAGTTATTATAAACAGTCTGTTCGTAACTTAGAACATGCTTATCACGGGCACAGTTTTGAATCGATGGAATCAGAAGAACTATTCAAGGGGGAATAATGAATAATATACCATATTTAGCTTCTCACATGGAAAAACGAGCTGGAAAAGTAGAATCGTTTGATATCATAAAAAGATCAATAAACGGTGAAGAATTAAAACCCCATGACTGGGCTGTCTTGTATTCTTACTTTATGCCACCAAAGCCCAAGAAAATAACAAATCCTTTTGAATGGGTTTCGATGGCATGTGATCAAAAAGAATCGTATTCATTTTGCAAATATGTTCAAGTCAAAAACGATAAAATAATTGCAGCAAACACAAAAGCTGCCCATGTGTTGTTTGATAACTTGAACATGGATGTAGGGTGGTATGATATTCAAAAAGGTGAAGCAGGAAACGATGTTGCTATCATGCCTAATGTTGGTCAAGCTTTAATTGAATCTACTGGGAATAGTTTCGATTTCAGTTTAATCGATTTTAATAACGGATTATTTGATATAATCGAAGCTCCAACCGGTTTATCATATTTATTGCCATGGAATAATAAAGGAGTTGATAAGAAGTATTTTGACTTAATGGTAAAATCATTGGTTGATATCAGAATTGAATATTCTAATGACGGGCCATTTAAAGTGAGCGGTATTATAAATAAAATAAAATGTTGTTCGGTTATAATGCCATTCAAGATACATGGGTTGGTTGATAAAAATGAAGTAGAAAAAGACAACATTGTAAAGTTGGAAATACCAGTCGACAGGATTAAAACAACTGAACAAGGTGAAAAATATGCCCAACTTCAATTTGAGGATTTTGCATGAAAATAACTAAAAAAGAACTTGTAAAATATTTGGATGTTGCAAACGAAGTGACATCAAAAAAGTCTGGCAATACGATTTTTAAAAATGTTCTATTCGAATTCGTAAACGGTAAAGTAAAACTAAAAGCCGTTAATGATAATTCTATGCTTGAATGTTTGACGGATTGCGAATCAAAAAAAGATGAATCATTTTGCGTTGATCTGTCAAAAGTATTAAATATATCAAAAAGCCTACGGAATAAAGAAATTGAATTTTCAAAAAAAGGAAAGTCGGTAAATATGTCAAGTGGTGATGCCAAAATAAGACTGTCAACCGTCGATAGTAATTCTTTTCCAGTCATTGAATTTGAAGATATAAAAGACAGTATAAAATTAAATCCTGTCGATTTATTTAATACGATTGTTAAAACATTTTCTTCAATTTCTGACAATGAATCAATGTCATCGTTAACTGGCCTGAACGTCAAAACAGATGAAAGCTCAGTAATTTTTACAGGGTTTAATTCATTTAGAATGACAAAATCGATTTACAGTGGAAATTTTCTGGCAGGATGTGATATTATCATTCCCAAAAAAGAGTTGAACCTTGTCAAGAAAATTATATCAACAACCGACTCTGATATCACTATCAAGTACAACAAAAACAGCTTTTACATTGAAACAGAAAGCGTTAAATTTAAAACAAGATTAGTTGAATCAAAATTTCCTGACGTTTCAAAGATAGCTGAGATAAAACCAGAGTGTAGAAAAGTTTCACTACCGAAAGATGATTTGATTGATGTAATAAAGGTCATGGCAACCGTTATCGGAAATGAAAAGAATGTTGTCGTTAAAATGTTTTTTGAAAATGGTACTTTGAAACTTGAAACAGATGATTATGATTATGGCAAAGGATCTGATGTTATTGAATGTGAATATGATTTTGACCCGTTCAGAGTCGGGTTAAACATAAAGTTTTTACTTGATTCTGTTAATGTTTTTGATGGTGCTGAGTGTGAAAATATAAACTTTCATTTTACCGATGACGTATCACCAGTTTTTATTACTTCGGATGTTTGGCAGGATTATAAAACGGTATTAATGCCCATGCGCGTAATATGGGAATAGCCCCAAAAAAAACACCATACACTAATTAAACTTGCAAAAACACCAAAAAAAGAGGATATTAAGCACCACGCTAAACCAGCACCAATAAAAGGGATAACACACACCAAAAATATTAAGTGGCTAAAAAGAACAAAAAACCAACCGGAAACGTCAAAAAAAAGACAATAACGGCCAAAAATAGCAAGTTTTTGGACCTTTATGTCTCATCTGGTGATTTAAGTAAGTCGTGGGTCGACTCAGGATACAGTGACAGCAACGCCTCAAGCTGCGCGGCCAAATGTCTTAAAAAACCCCACATAAAACGCGAGTACAATAGAAGACTTAAAATAATCAGTAAAAAAGTAGATTTTGACGCCCTGGATGTAATAAACGAATTGGGAATAATCGCTTTTGCAAATTCAGATGATTATATGGACTGGCATGAAGTGGAAATTGACATCATAAATCCAATAACACAGGTATCTGAAAAACAGATCGTTTCAAAAGCGTACCTGAAACCAGGGCACAAGGTAACCAGGAAAATGAGAGCCGCTATATCAGGGATTAAGGAAGGGATAAACGGTATTGAATTGAAGTTTCACAATAAAGGGCAAGCACTGGAAAGTCTTAAAAAGTATTTTGGAATTGATACTGAAGCCGAGGTCAAGAAGGCTAAGAAGATTAAAGAAGCGGGTGCCGATGAAGGCAAAACCGACGGGGTGTCTTCAATTACATTCGTTTTCAATGAAAAGGTAAAGGATGAATCTTGAGTTAACCGGTTACCATTCGCATCAAGAAAAAGCACTTCAAAGCATAAAGCCTTATATCTTTCTGGGTTGCGGAGTTGGTTCAGGAAAAACTCACACAGGTTCGGGATGGGTGATGCCAAAACTACTGCAGCAGCATAAAAAAGCAATTGGGCTTATCGGGGCCAATAGCTATGCACAATTAATTGATTCGACTTTAAGAAACGTATTTAAATTATGGGATCTATGGGGAATAAACTATCATCCTAGGGAATTACCAAGGGCGCATAAGCCATTCTCATTATTCGTGAGGATATCAGGGTCCTGGGTAGAAATATTATGCAGGTCGTTAGATTCTTACTTGATGCTATCCGGAATAGAATTATCATGGGCGTGGTTAGACGAAGTTTTTCAGACCAAGAAAGAGGCAATTGACATTGTTGACGCCAGGCTGAGAGAATTAAGGGACTCAGATTTGCCGCCTGAAATGCTGGTAGATGTACCGAGAACTAAGAACCAATTATTATTAACAACAACTTTGGACGATCCGAGCACTTGGATGCATGAAATGTTTGTCGATAAATTCGACCCTAAATTAATGGACGTCATCTATGCCTCGACATACGCTAATGAAAAGAACCTCCCAGATGGGTACATAGAAAGGTTAAAGGCTTCATATACGAAGCAGCAATTCGACAGGATGGCATTGGCAAAATGGGTATTCCTTGATGGCCTACAAATTTATTATGCATTTTCACGGGATAACGTAGACGCTGATATTGCTGAATATGACCCTAATTTGCCAATCAGATGGACACACGATTTTAATATCGGCGTCGGAAAGCCGATGAGTAGCGCACTTTGTCAGATTAAAAAACACGGGGGGAAGCCGATCTTGACTCAGTTCGATGAACTGATACTTGAGTCAACAGACACAAACAAGGCGATTTTAGAATATGAAAACAGAGATTGGATAAAAACAACACCCAAATCAAACACAATAATATACGGCGATTCATCAGGAAACAATAGGGACACAAGGTCAAACACGACAGATTATGGTATATTAACAATGGCAGGGTTCACTAGACAAAGGGTACCACCAGCAAATCCGCCAATCAGGGACCGACACAACGCTGTAAATGCTCTAATGAAGAATGCTAATGACGAAATACGGTACTATATCCACCCAAGGTGCAAAACTTCTATCAAGGGATGGGAAACGGTAAAATTGAAAAAAGGTGCAAACTATCTTGAAGAGGAAACATATTCGCAACATGTCACAACTGCACTAGGGTATTTTATACACGATGAATTCCCAGTCGGAGGTAGATCATCTGGGCAAGTTAAAATAGCAGCTTTTTAAAAAGGAAACGCATGACAGATCAATATAAAAAAATATGGGATGATATCAAAAGGGAAAAGAATTCATTCGTAACCGTAAAAGAATACGATGAATATTTCAAGAAAAGTCAGGAAGATAAAAGGGAGTTTTCAGAAAAAATATTAGATCTTCCGTTTGCTGTGCGTGCTAGAATAATACATCATTTAATTATCGAAGAAATAAGATGAGCGAGGTAAAAGAAAGCAAATATGTAGACGAAGGCACACCGCCGACAAAATTAAAATTCATTTTTGACTTAGTAATCGTGCTTTTACTTGTTGCAATGTTTATTTATGGGGCTACCCACTGAAAAGGAGATAAGATGAAATACAAGAACCAGAGAGGGGATTGGGTGACATTGGAAAACCCAGAATACAAGTTACAAAAGAAAAGGCTCACTAAAAGACTTCTAATGTCACTCACCGGGCTAATACTTTTGTTATTTTCAACCGGGTGGACAATTTATTTTAATAACAAAGAATGCTGGCTTATTTTTGTGTCGCTTATTATTTCATGGTGGCTGTACAATTCAGTTGAATCAATTAAGAAAAGGGATATTTAAAAACTCAATAATAACAATAAACTGAGCAAAACACTTAAATCAGCAAAACAGCATTCAACCCAATAATAGGTTAAAATGATCGAAATCAAAAAACCATGGGACGGACTCAAAAATCAGAGAATTTCAACCGAATCAGGAGCAACCTGGTCAATTGCTGAACTAATCCACGAAACTAAAGATCTGGAAGTGATGGATATCCCGATCGATCATTTATGTATCGCTAAAAACATCGGCGGGATGTCAATCAGAAAATTCGCCTCCCACATGAAAGTAGTTTTAGAAAGCGATCTACAGTACCCAATAATTCTCGACGACGAAGGATGTATTTTCGATGGATGCCACCGGGTAGTAAAAGCGTTAATCGAGGGGAAGGATACAATCAAGGCAGTAAGATTTGAAAATGACCCGGAACCGATAATTAAAGAGTAGGTATAATGGGGCAAATGAAATTTCAGCTTATAATTGGGCGACTTTACTTTGGGTTAACCAAAGAGAATAAATTACATTTCCATTATCTCCTAAAAGACGGCAATAGACCTTTTGGGATTTATTGAAAACTAAGTTTAAAATGAAGTATCTGGATGGGTTAATGTTATGGAAGCTGTAACTAAAAATATGGATGTTTCTTAATTACAGCCGGGATAGTTTATTTTTTGGTGTATACAAGAATCTTTTCAAATACATCAGGTTTGTAAAGGTAGAATCCGCCTTTAATTCCTTTCACAATAAAATCAAGATTATTGACGCGCATATTCCCTGCGGAGGTATTTATATTAGGGTAATTTAGTGTGAAATCATAATTATCGCCTATAAATTCCTTGCACTCTTTATTATTACCTGTATACTGCAGGAATATGATATCTTTTCCCACCCACTGAAACTTAATGACATCATTGTAAAAATCAATATGTTTCTGATAATCCGGAGAACCATCATTTATTATTGATATCACGATACCACAATTGAGATGGCGCAGATCGTTATAAATCCCCGCAACCTCTTTATTATAAAAGAAATGATTAGCCCACCACTTGCCTTTTTGCTTAAGACAATAGTTCATTAAATCATATTCTAAATCACTTACAACCATAACCCCCTTTTTATGTTTTTTTAACTTTCTTCAAAACCTTCTCAGCCAATTCTTTAACTTCTTTTTCCTCAGCAACGACCTTGTAGAAATGATCAAACCGGATATTTGTTTGCTTTAATGCCATGGTCAATTCAGACATGATATTTTTTAATTCAGGAAAGTCATCAGTTGTATGTTCCAAGGTAGCAGAAGGCAATGAGTCCAGACTATTAATTTTCTTTTCAAGCTTTTTCAGATACTTTTCAACTCCGGACAGATCAAGCGGTTTTTGTTCCACCGGTTTCTCAGCTGGTTTTTTAATTTTCCCAACTTTCAAATGTAGTATCCACTTCTCAATTGTCTTCTGTGGGATGTCGAGCATTTTTGAAATTACATCGAGTGGAGTTCCTGAATCTTTCATTCTTGTTGCATTAACAGCAACTATGTATTTTCGTTCTTTATCGTATTGTTTTGGCATGTTTCCCTTTGGTTTATTAAATTTCAAAATATTCTATCTTTTTTTCCGGGTACCTTGCAAATGGTTTTTATCCCTGTTCTTCCCTTGTCCTTTAAGCATAATTCTTTATAATTTTGAAGAAATTCATCAAATATATTTTTAAACGACAAATAAACGCTATCTATATATTCTTTACCGAGATCGGTTTTTAAAATATTATTCATGTCCAGCACAAGCTTATTTATCATGTCCAGCAAGACTTTACGTTTTTCGTTGGCGTCCTTGCTTTCGAATACAAATTTAATTTCCTTCCATTCTTTTTGCCCAAAATCTACTACGTCTATTGTAAAATAATAAGGATAGGCGCTGTTCTTATAATCAGAATATAAACCCGTTACCCGCCAGCAAAACGCACCCTTATTGAATGACTTTACTAATGGGGTTCCATATGGGCTGAGATCGTCTTGAAGTATTTTGTTTCCCATGGTCAAAACCTCAAATTAGAAAATGTTTTCAACTGCATATCACACTGTCTGTAAAATAAAAACTACAGCGGTGCCCATCGACAAACCAAAATTATTACCGTGAGCTTCGAAACACAGTGCGATGAAAAACAATGAAGAAAATATCATAAAAGGGATACTTCCGATAATAAAAAGATCAAATAACATTTTTACTACTGGATTAACCGCGTCTAAATATTAATAGACACGGTTGGTTTGGTTATCAGTCTGCGATCATTGACGACTTTTCATTTAAGAAAATGCTTTCCTTATCGTGTTCAAAATCAATTGAGTCTATCAATTCCGGGATTCTAAAAGACAACAATTGTTTAATGCCTGGAATAATCGTGTCTACCAAAACATCAACACTGTAAGTTATTTCCAGAGATTGGTGTAGGTTTTTTGATATCCTATCAGACAATTCCTGTGCCAATTTCAGTTTTTTGATTTCCTTTTCTTTTTGGTCAATATACCCGTTTTCACCGATATATTTATTTAGAGTTTTGTTAATATCCGACTTTTTATCCTGCAATTTGTCGTAGCTCAGATCAAGTTTCTTTATTGACTTGTCTATTTTGTCTATCACATCATTGGAGTTGCTAAAAAGATCTGAGTTGTCTTTTACTTGTGCTTTATCGTTTAGATGAGAATCCCTTTGGTCTTTTATTCTTGTTTGTATTAATTCTAATTTCTGGTTCAAATTGTCTATTGTGGTGACATATGATTCTTTAAGGAAACATAGTTTTAATTCATCATCTGACATATCCGCATGTATAGTTTTGTTTTTGACTAATTCGGTTACAATTTCGTACTCGTCATCGCAATACTGTTTTTGTTTAACATGGTGAAAATACGATTTAATGCATAATATTATTGTCGCTATTATTCCGATCGTTTCGTCATTTACTGCTTTTATTTCCTTTGAGGTGGGTTCCCATGCTTTATTGATAAGCTTTTTGGTTTTGACCTTTGTATATATTTTGTCAGTTTTCCACTTTTCATATGTGGTTGTGATTTTAGTCTCGATATCCAATAGATTATCACATTCCATTACTAGCGCGTCGAATGATACTGACTTGTCGTTTTTTGGTAATTTAACTGGCTTAGTGGAATTGGTGAGCCTTCCTGTTTTTAAGGCACTAGTGCCATAACATGTGTTAATACTCACATTCACACCACTACCGTAAAGTGTTTTGTTATTGGATTTTTCGATGGATTTTTTCATTGACTCCATTACTTTATATGTCAAGCCAACATTGCATACGCCAATACGCACAACTCTTAATTCCAAGTTATCCATTGATAATACAATACCATATTCGCTAGAAAAGATGCCTTGTATTCTTTTCTCTGTTAGTGATACAGGGTAACCGGTATCATTTTCTATATCTTTGGCTATTAGTTGTGAGTTCATGCTTAATCCATTATAATTACACATTTGTCCTTGAACCACTTCCTTAAAAGATACCTGATCAGCTTATTTCTGCTAAAACCTTTCTTCCCTCTTTCAAGGTCCATTTTTTCAAGGTCTTTTTCATCAAATACTATTGTGATACTTTTTACCATTGTCACCTCTGAATTAATATTACGCAATATATACACGGTTATCATAAGGTATATATAAAGTCAAATGAAAGATCACCCAATACCCGTTTTTAATTAGCAATCAACCCTAATATAGTATAAATTAGCCTAAATACTGTTAACCCAAAAAATAAACTATGGCCGTTGATACTCCGACAAAACGATATGATTATTTACTCCCGATTTGGACAAAGATTCGGGTTGCAGCGCTAGGCCAAGCGGCTGTCAAGTCAGCAGAAAATAGTTTAAAGTACCTTCCATGTCCAGCTGGTTACAATAAATCATGGTATTCAGGCGCGTTGCATCGGGCTTACTGGTTTGGCGCGACGGGAACAACTATCGAAGCATATCAAGGTGCAATATTTAGAAAACCAGCAACGCTGGCACCCGAGCTAAAAGACTCACCAGATGAACAGCAAGAATTATTAAAATCTATCGATAATAAAGGAAATGACCTTGATACATTTGCCACTAATACAGCTAACGAGATATTGAAGACGAGTTACGGCGGAATACTAGTAGATTTTGATAATACAGAAGGTAAGGTCTTAACTCAAGAGCAATCCAATGATTTAGGACTTAGGGCAAGGTTGATTTATTATCCAGCAGAGTCAATATTTCATCCCACAAAAAACAGCGTCAGGCTATACGAAACATACAATGACGAAACTGACGAATTCGCAGATGAGCCACAGCAGCAGATCAAAGTTCTTGACATTGTAAAAATTGAACAAGACGGACAGATAATCAAGAAGTACCGCCAAAGGATATTTAGAAAAGTAGACACGGCGGCATCAAAAGACGAGGCCGAATGGATGCAACATGGAGAAGATATGATTCCAACATGGCCAGGCGGCGAAAACCTTGGTTTTATTCCGTTTCAATTTATCGGGGCGAGTAGTAACGATTTTGATCCTGACGCCCCAATTGTTGAGGGGTTAGTAAATGCAAACTTTCAACACTTCGGTTTGTATTCTGATTTCAGAGAGGCGATTCATTGGATACGTCCGTTTATTTATGGCACTGGACTAACTGACAAAGAAGAAGGACAGCAAGAGCAAGTTATAAATTCAAACGTGATGCTTACAGACAGAAATCCAAACGCAAAATACGGCATTCTTGAGTTTTCTGGTTCCGGACTTCAATGGGATATCAAGGCGCTTGAATTATTGGAAGCACAAATGGCATCCATGGGTGGCGATGCCCTTAGAAGTAGAAAAAATGCCGCTGAAAGTGCCGACAAGGCAAGAATTGACAAATCAAGTGAAAGCTCAGTATTGGCAACTTTAGCAAATAACGTTTCATCAGCGATTAGTATTTCAATTAATATAATGATGAAATGGAATGGGCAGGGTGATACGGATTTTGTCTATAAATTAAATACTGATTATGACCCAACTCTATTCGACGCTCAGTTAATGACAGCCATTAATAAGTCAGTTGAAATGAGAACAATGTCTCAAAAGACTGCGATTGAAAATTTCAAAAAAGGTGAGTTAGTCAATGGAAGTGTCGAGGATGAGATATTGCAGATAGACGATGAACAGTCAGATCTCGGTAACAATGAAGAAACGATTGAATTAATTTCGAACATAGTTGATTTGAAAATGGCAGAAACCGCAGACGCGGAAGATTCTACTTAATAGAATCTATTTTTATGGCATTAATCCCAGGATCGGGCTTGGTGTCATCACGGATAAGCTGGATTGCTTATCATAATCCTGGATTGGAGATTTTAATGACTTACGACTATAAAAAGAACGAAGCTGGCGAGCGCCAACTTGATGAAAGCGGAAACTTTATCGTGTTTGACGTAAAAACAAAAGAAGAAAGGCCTTCTGATTTACTTGTTTTGTTAAACGATAAAATACCGACGAAAAATTCAGAGGCAGAAGCAAGCAGAAAAGAGAACCTGACTTTAACCAAATCATTAAAAGATCTAACCGAAAAATATTCAGGGTTAGGTGACCCGGATGAAGCTTTGAAAATGATCAACATTGCTAAATCTGTGAGCGACAAAGATTTGATCGATGGGGCCAAGGCAGAACAAGCAAAACTTGATTTGCTCGCTGATAGCAAATCGCAGATGGACGGGCTGCATGAAGAGTACGGAAACAAAATAAAAGCTCTAACCGATGAAAACGCAGTGTTTAAAGCGAACGAGTTTGAAAATTTCAAACTTTCGCAATTGACAGATACGGAAGCGCTTAAAAGCACAATATATGCGAAACACATACGGGGTGCTTTAAATGAATTTGGGGCAAACATTAAACGCGATGAAGACGGGAAAACCGTAATAGTGGATTGGTCCGGTAATGTAATCAGAACAACCGACCCTGAAAACATGGGGCAACCGGCACCAGTAGAGGAAGGACTAAAAAAACTGGTTGAGACTCACCCAAACAAAGGTAATATTATATTTGCTGGAAGTGGTGGGCGTAATGAGACCGGCACATTTGTAAATTCTGATAATGGTTTTGTGTCTGCAACTCGCGCTGATATGAAAGACCCGAGGAAATACCAAGAGCTTAAGAAAAAAGCCGGTGGTGACATTAACAAGATTAAAATAGTGGATTAAGGGATATAATAGGGAACGTGCAACCTCTTATTATTCCGGTTAATTATAAAATGCACAAATTAACAAAAAAAAGAGGTTGTTTATGGCCAATACATTAGGCGCATATGATCCGATTTTCTACGCTTCAGAGGCGTTGAACATCATCATGAATATGTATGGTATGATTCAAAGAGTCAACCATTCGTACGACAGGGAAAGAAAAGCGAATAAATTGGGGCAGTATGTTAATATCAAACGCCCTGGAAGTTTTGTGACACAAGCAGGTGGAACCGGGACACTGGATGATATCGATTCAGAAACAATTCAGGTTAGGTTGAATAACTGGCGTGAAGTGAAATTCGGTGTTACTGATCAGGATTATGCGTATAGCGGTCAGGCATTAATTGATGATCATATCGCACCGGCTGCTTATGAGCTTGGGAAATATGTAAATACCCAGCTGGCATTGCTTGCAAAGGATATCCCTTGGTTTTCTCCTTGGACAGGTACAATCGTAGCCTCCGACGTTACGTCCGGCATGAAAGTTCTAAAAGATGCCGGTGGTTCGATTTCTGCTGACGTGGCTAATATTCACATGGGACTTGACACTACTGTTGATGCTGCCCTCCAAGGATTGTCAGAATTCAACGCCGCTAACATCGCTGGAAACACTAATACCGCGCTGGTAGATGGTAAAAACCCGGGACGCTTTGGTGTTGGCGACTTCTTCCTGGACCAAACTTTTGACTCTTTTACATCTGGAACGGTTGTTAGTAACGGTACTGATTTGCTGGGTGCTTTGTCTGCGAATGTTGCTAAGTTGGCAACAAGTATGCCTTTGGATAGTTTAGCAGCCGGTACTGAAACAATCGCCAAAGGTGACACGTTCATTGTCGCTGGTTCTGCGCAACGTTATGCGGTCACAGAATTAGCCACAATAGGCACAAATGCTGTGACGGTTTCAATTTCTCCTCCTGCTCAAATTGCGTATACAAGCGGTGACGCTGTTACTTTTGAAACTAAAGCAACTGCTTACGCTGACGCTTACGAGCCAAACCTTCTGTTTCACCGAGATGCATTCGCTTTAGTGATGGGTCAACTGCCGGATGCCGCAATTGAGGGCTTAGGAGTGCAGGTTG